GTCCTGTGCAGACTGTTGTGGCCGATGTGATTCGCAGCCTCATCCAAGCAGGCCCCGGAAAAGTCCTTTACGCGGCAGACTTCGCGGCCATTGAAGCGCGTGTGCTGGCGTGGATTGCGGGGCAAGACAGCCTCGTAAAACAGTTTGCCGATGGCGATGATATTTACTGCAATTTTGGAAGTATCATCTACAATAAACCTATCAACAAGAAGCAACATCCCCGTGAGCGCCAAGTAGCCAAAGCGGCTGTATTGGGTCTTGGCTACGCCATGGGTGCGCCAAAGTTCGCATTGACTTGCGCCAAGGACCAAATCTTTTTGGAAGAAGAAGAATATAAGCGCGTCGTTACTTTGTATCGTGAAACTTATCACCACATCCCAAAACTGTGGTATGCTTTGGAGCGTGCGGCCATCAAGGCTATCAACAACCCCACCAAAGTTGTCACGCTCCGCAACATGAAGTTCAGGATGCGTGACGACAACTTGCGCCTGCTTCTCCCCTCGGGCCGCGCGCTCAACTATCCAAAGGCCAAGGTCGAAGCGGTCAAGACGCCTTGGGGCGAGACGAAGCAAGGCGTTGTGATTGGTGCAGTGAATGCCCTGACGCGCAAGTGGGAACGCACCGTGGTCAGCCCAGGCACGTTCACAGAGAACGTGGTGCAGGCCGTGTCGCGTGACCTGATGGTGGAGTCCATGTTCCGACTGGAGCGGCACAATTACCCGGTCGTGCTGACAGTCCACGATGAGGTCGTTTCTGAGGTTGACGAGGGCTACGGAGACGTGGCAGAGTATGAAGCGTTGGTAGCGGCCACGCCCGAATGGGCGGCGGGGCTGCCGGTAAAGGCAGAAGGCTGGTCAGGCAAAAGGTATAGGAAGTAAAATGCCCGGAACACTCGTCTACAAGAAGTTCATCTCCAAGCAAGATGTGCTTGAAGGCTTCCCCTACACGATTTTTCTCTTTGGCGACAACATGCGTCGCCAAGGTTACGGTGGTCAGGCTGCAACCATGCGCGGCCACCCCAACAGCTTCGGCGTGCCTACAAAGTGGGCACCCGACTCGCAAACGAGTTCGTATTTTAAGGACGAAGATTGGGAGTTTGTCGAAGATGCTATCCGCTTTCCATTTATGATTGCGCTTGCATGGCTAAAGGCGGGAAGAACAGTTGTAGTCCCGCATGATGGGCTTGGCACAGGATTGGCTGAATTGCCAACTCGTGCGCCAAAAATCTTTGAGGCAATCAAGTCAAGAACCGCAACACTAGAAGTATTCGCTAACACCGTCAAGCACGAGGACTAAGAACAATGAGCGACATCGGCCACAACTCCATCGCCTCTGATCGTCTGCTTTCGATCATTGAGCGTATCGAAAACCTCAATACCGAGAAGAAGGAAATCCAGTCCGCTATCTCTGATATTATGGCGGAAGCCAAGGGCGCGGGCTTCAACCCCAAGGTCATCCGCGAAATTATTAAGATGCGCGCGGAAGATGAGGCTGACAGGCAGGAGCGCGAAGCCATTCGCGACACCTACCTCAAGGCGCTCGGGATGTATTGACGCCATGCTCGGTTGTGCCGTCGCGCTTGTTCTACTTATGGACGTAAGCGCCAGCGTCAGCGATGCCGAATGGGTAAAGCAGCGCGACGGCACGGCTGAGGCGTTCAGTCACCCCACCATACAACGCACGATTGAAAACCTTGACGGCGGTATCGCTGTCAAGGTTTTGGCGTTCGGCGGCAAGGCAGAAGTCGTGGTGCCATGGCACACAGTCAAATTAGCCGAACAGGCTGATAGCCTATCCGCCAAAATCAAGAACGTGCCTCGCCGGGTTCAAATCGCCACGGAGATTGGCGTGGCGTTGGATACGGCTTCTAGCCACTTCGCTACCGCGCCATGCGCGCCTGAGCGCAAGGTTATTGACATATCCACGGACGGTATCGCCAGCAAAATCCTGACACAGGAAGCACGCGATAGGGCGCAGAAAGCCCAAATCACGGTGAACGCGATTGGCGTTGGCCTCAATGCTGAAATCGAAGCCTTCTTGCGTGACCACACCATAACCGAAGATGGCTTTGCGGTTATCTCGGAAGGCTGGGATGACTTTGCTTTAGCGATACGTCGTAAGATCATAAGGGAAATTGTTGGGCCGACGATCATCTATTGGCCCCGCACCTAAGTCAAGGCGTTGCTAAATACTACCCCACCACGCTATTGCCGTCCTTGGCGCAACTCTGCCTAGGAGGCAATACGTGGCAGTTCCCCGACCGACAAAGGCTGAGAAACGTCAAGCCCGCAAGGTCACAAAGACGAAACCCAAAACCACTACAACCCAATCGGAAGCATCGCTTCCACCACTTACCGCCAAGAATCTTTCCCAATCGCGGTATCTTTCTGGTATTCAAAAATTCCAGCAAATATTTGCCCTTGGCCCTGCTGGCGCGGGCAAGACATACATAGCCACCCACTACGCTGTAAAAGAAATCATCGAAGAACGCTGCAAGAAGTTCATTGTGGCGCGGCCTATGATTTCTTCTGATAAGAGCGAGAATATTGGTTTTCTCCCTGGCGACTTGAACATGAAGTTCACGCCTTGGGCCATCCCTATTCTCGATGTGATTGAGCGCCTTGTCGGCAAAGTGCGCGCTCAAGAATGGCTCCGCAAAGGCATTGTGGAGTTCGCCCCTTTCCAGTTCATGCGTGGGCGCACGTTTGGCGAGGATACGATTGTGCTTCTAGATGAGGCGCAGAATTGTACCATCGAACAGTTGCGGCTTTTTGTAACCCGCCTCGGTGATTGCAAAGCAATCATTTCGGGCGACCCACAACAGGTCGATATCAGAAACTCAGGGCTTGAGCGGCTTGTTGCTTTGGCGCAGAAGAACAGGATTGAAGTGTCGGTCTGCACCTTCAGGCCAAGTGACATTGTGAGAAGCAAAATCTGCCAGGAATGGGTAGAAGCATTTTCTCTTGACACAGAGGCCGAAACGGAACATAGCATCAACTTCTTATCGCGGCCTGCGCCAAATGCGCTTTTTGAGAACATGCAACTTTATGAAGCTGATTAGTCAGAACAATGGCGCGGCACAATAAACCCGCGCCTGAGATTGGATTCTGGACTGAACGCGACTTACGCCAAGCCCGTGATTGGAAGGCGGCGGGGTTCAGCCTAACGGACATTGCCAAGGCTCTGAACAGGGACGCGGACCATGTGAGAATTAAATGGGAGTTGGATGCGTTTTCCTTAGAAATAAAACCAAAAATTACAAAAACCTGTTTGTCTTGTTCCCGACTCTTTGATAGTGTCGGGTCGCATAATCGCATTTGCGATCCATGCAAGGTCAAGCGAGCAACGAACGTGTCAGTGATCGAGGAATATGGAACATGACTATCCCGCTGAAGCAATGGATTGACATTGGCGAGCGCCCCCGGCATGTTGCCCCTTTGATGTGGCGCACATACCCCATGTCGCCGTTTACTGTTGGTGAAGCACGCGATTTGGCGCAGGAAAACAAGATCATCATGATGCACCGGCATGAGCCAGATCGCGTCGTGATGCAGGTTTGGATTCCAGGCACAGTCAAGAGCATTTATGGTCGGGAGTAAGTAGGATGCAGTTACCTACTGTCAAACTTCGCAACAAGCGAACAGGGCAGCTTAAAATCGTCAATCAGACGAAGTATGCGGACAATATCAGTCAGTGGTCTGATTGGTCGATTGTCTCCATGCGCGGTGGTTCTGCACCGGATGCTCTTGTCGCCCTAGAACGCGAACAGGAGCGTATCGAGGAAGCGCGCAAGCACAAGCCATCTTCGCCTGCGTATGCTGATCCCCAACGCGCTTTTGAGGCGCGGTCTGGCGCTGAGATCACGATCGCATATGCGGACGATAAGGAATATACAAAGGCGGTTCTTGATCCCGTAGATGCGCCTCCGATCCCCGAGATTGAGGATCGCGAAGTGCCTGTGATTGGCGGCAGCCAGACGGTGAAGGTCCGCAACAAGCCGGGCCGCAAACCAAAGACTTTGGAAGATGAGGTTCTGTGATGCGTGTATCCGTTGATGCGTTCGCCCTGAACGCGCTGTGCGAAGAGGCTCATCATCTTCTCCAGTTTCGAGAGTTGGTCAGCCGCGTTCGATCCTCTGTCAATGCCATTGAAGAAGCGGCGGCGGTGGAAGAAGAACCTGTAGTGAATGTTGCAGAAAGCGACATTCAAGAAGAACACGGCCAGTAAAAACCGATCAAGAAGGACGACTTGTGAAGTATGTAGCGGTAACGTCTTTTAGCCAAGACGGATACGAAAAGTATGGGCGCAACATGATTGCGTCTTTCATGGAAAACCCTATCCCGGATTGTCAGTTGTGGGTCTATTCGGACTCGCTTCTTCTACACGATACGCCCGAAACTGATTTGGTGCATTTCTTTATGCTGGATGAAGAAATGCCGTCTCAGGTGGATTTCGAGCTTCGGCACAATTCCCCGGTCTGTCACGGCAAGTTCGGCAAGTATTATGACTACAGGTTTGACGCGGTGCGGTTCTCGCACAAACCGGCGACGCTCGCTGCGGCAGCGAACAAGATTGACTTTCTTGAGGTGGACCAAAAGCCGGAAGTGTTGATTTGGTTCGATGGCGATACCTTGTTCAAGAAGCCTATTCCCCATGACTTCTTGGGCGACCGCTTCCCGATTTGGGCGCATGTGGGGCACTTCCCCCGTAATGGCAATCACACCGAAGCCGGTGTTCTGATGTTCCGCCTTGGCGGCAACGTCACCGTGCGCGGGCTGCTTCGTATCTTCTGGCAAGTCTATGTTGAGGATCAGGTCTATCGCCTGCCTGCCTGGACGGATTGCCATGTGCTAGATGCGCTGATTGCTGGGGGCATGAAGGAAGGTAACATCCGTGCCGTGAACTTGGGTGACGACCTATCATTTGGAACGTCCCACCCCATCGTCAATTCTGTTTGGCGTGAGTATATCGACCATCTGAAGGGCGACCGCAAAGACAGTGGCGCTTCCTACCCAACCGACGTAACGGTGCAAGCATAATGTCTGATATCAAGTTTGTTGCCGGTGTTTGGATTCCCAGCACCGAAGAACATCTGCTGCCTTTCCTCAACCAATCTGCACGCAAGAGTGCGACCGGCGAAGGGAGTTACCAGCTTCATACCCTTGCCGCTTTTGTGAATTTCGTCCCGCCAAACCGACGACGATTGGTGGCAGACGTTGGGGCGAATGTCGGGCTTTGGTCCCTGCACTTCAGCAAGGCGTTTGACCGCGTGGTTGGCTATGAACCGATCAAGGTCAATCAGAAGTGCTTTATGCTGAACACCATCAATCATCCTTCTCGCCCCACCAAGAACGTGGAACTGCGCCCCTATGCAGTTGGCGCTGAGAAGGGAGAGGTCATCATCGAATATAAGCCCGACACCACATCGGGAACGCGGGTTGCGTCTTCTGACAAGGCGAAGTGGGCGAGCGAAGCGGAGCATTACCCGGTCGAAGTCATCACCCTTGATAGCGAAAATCTTGATTGCCTAGACGCGCTCAAGATTGACGTAGAAGGCTATGAGTATCAGGTCATCAAGGGTGCGGAAGAAACAATCCGCAAGTTCAAGCCGATCATCTGCATTGAGCAGAAGCCTTGGGATGGTTTTGAGTGGGGACAATATGACGCGGTGGATTTGCTTATTTCTTGGGGTGCGAAGCCTGTAAACCGCGTTGTTGATGATTTCATCCTAGCGTGGGATTAAAGCCATGGTCACTGTCTACATGGGTTATGACAGCCGAGAAGAGGAAGCCTACGAAGTTGCGGAGTTCAGCCTGAGGCGCCGCGCTTCGATCCCGGTCACCGTTGTCCCGATCAAGATTGACGAGATGCGCGACAAGGGTTTGATGTGGCGCAAGACTGAGACGCGCGATGGGAGGCTATGGGATACGATTTCAGACGCACCCCAAGCCACGGAATTTGCCATTTCCCGGTTTCTTACTCCTGTTCTGCACCGGGCCAAATATGGATACTCGGGCTGGGCGTTGTTTGTCGATTGCGACGTGTTGTTCTTGGATGACATCGCCAATCTGTTCAACTCGCTTGACAGCAAGTATGCGGTTATGTGCGTCAAGCACAATTACACCCCGTCCTCAATGCTGAAAATGGACGGGCAAGTGCAGACGCACTACAACTTCAAGAATTGGTCGTCCGTGATGGCGTTCAACTGCAATCACTTCGCCAATGACGCTTTGGATATCCGCGTTATCAATTCTGTTCCTGGCCGAGACTTGCATAGTTTCTGCTGGATTGCGGATAAGGAGAATCACATTGGCGCCTTGGCGCCAGAGTGGAATGCCTTGATTGGCGAACCCGGCCACGACATTGCAACCGCCAAGATCGCACACTATACGCTAGGCGGTCCTTGGATGGGCAATGCTATTTCGCCCGAAGCGGATGCGGTGTGGCTTGCGGAACGGGATGCCTTTCTAAAGTCCAAGACTATTTGATATAAGGCGTCCATTCGAGGGGGCCTATAGGCATGGCACTTATTCTTGAGGATGGATCAGCTAAGGTTGATTCTCAGACGTATGTGACGGGGCAGGACGTTGCCGCGTATGCCCGCTTGTATGGCCTCGCCCCTCCCGTGTCTGCGGATAGCGACATCATGAAGGCGATGCGTTATCTTGAAGGTGCATACTACAGCCGATGGATTGGCGTTAAGCGCACCGAGGAACAGGCCCTTTCCTGGCCTCGCGCTTACGCTGTCCGCCGCGATGGTTGGACCGTGGAGGAAAGCGAAATCCCCAAGGAAGTCAAAGACGCGGTATGCGCTTTGGCGCTGCGGTCTCGAAGTGGGGACAATCTAATACCGGATTTGACTCGAAGTGATTCGGTCCTAGAAGAACAGATCGGCCCCATCCGTGTAAAGTATGCGCAGAACGCACGGACCATTCCAATCTATCGCGATATTGAGTTTATCCTGACGCCTATCGTCACTTCACTCGGGTTCCCACGTATCATACGCACATGACCACATCACTTTTTGAACGGCTACGCGACGGCGCAGGACTTCGGCTTCTTCAGAAGTATGGTGACGTGTTTCGCGTCACAAAGCGAGGCGATCAGGTCTATAACCCGTCCACGGGTTCTGTCACCACAAGCACGGCGACACAAGACATCCGGGGCAAGTCGTTTTCGCGGGATAGCCAGTTCGACGTTCCTGAATTGGCGGAGACGGCAGAGATTGAAGTCTACCTGACTGCAAGTGGTTTGACCTTCGCCCCACAACCCGGCATGACAATCGGCTCCCCGCCGACTACGGCTCTGCCTTACAAGATTACGCGGGTGCAGCCAATCCCTGAAAGTGGCGTGGTCGTCATGTATCGCGTGATTGCACAACGATGACATTCGCTGAGCAAGTTGCCAAATTTGCTCAAAGGACTGAACGGCGCCTTGCGAAAACGGTATCTGGCGCGGCGACGAAACTTGCGTCGAATATCGTTATGGGGACGCCGATTGACCAAAACCCAACCCACGACGAAAACTCTGTTGGTGAAGCACGCGCAGGTTGGGTTGCAGGGTATAGCGCCGAGATTCGCTCAATACCTAACCTTTTGGACCCCGTTGGCAACGCCACAGTCGCCCGTATCAGTCAAGTTTTCTCTACATATTCACCTCGAACGCAACGAGAGTTGTATCTGGTGAATAGCGTATCCTACGCTCCTCTTCTGGAGTTTGGCGGATATAAAGCGCCGACGTATCCAATCATAAACCGGGAGAAGACGCTCCCTACCGGCTTTTCCATTCAAGCCCCATATGGCATGATGCACGTCAATGCTAAGGCGTGGCCGGCTCTGGTGTCTAATGCTGCACGGGTATCGAGGACAGTCCGATGAGCCTACTCGCCATTCGCAACGCGCTAAACGCCCGCCTAAGCACGCTCTCATCTCTTCCTAGCGTGGCGTGGGAGAACATTGCTTTTACGCCCAAGACAACTGAGACACATTTGCGCGTCAACTTCTTGCCTGCACCTACACGGCCAGCCGCCAATCACCGCACCGCTATGGATTTTGAAAGTGGCATCTATCAAATTGACGTGTATGCGCCACAGGACCAAGGCCCGAATACGGCTTCGACTTTGGCGGAGCGGATCAGGCAGCACTTTAGCCGTGGGTTGGTGCTGACGAATAGCGGCATCTCCGTGAACATTGAAGCGACGCCCAGCATGGTCGTAGCAGACCGTGAAGGGCCATTTTGGCGTATCCGTCTCACCGTTCCTTGGTTCTCCTACGTGCCCACCACGTAAAGGGCGTTACATTGACTTAGCCCGTTTTGTTGGATTATAGGTGGTAGCGCATTGACTTTTTGCGGCGAATAAGATTGCCGCCTTAATCGCTAGGAGAAAATTATGAGCGGCACTATTGCAGTTGGTGGCCTTACAGAAATCGGCTATGTAGCGGAAGCAGTTTTCGGGTCCACCCCCGTCAGTTCCACTTTTCAGCGCGTTCGCGACGTGTCCTTCTCTGTCAATCTACAGAAGGAGGCTTATCAGTCCGAGGAGCGTCGTTCTGACCGTATGCGCCAGGACGTGCGCCACGGCTATCGTTCCGTCTCCGGTGACATCGTTGGCGAGCTTTCGCAACAGTCCTGGGATGACTTCATTGAAGCCATCTTAGGCGGTACTTGGGCGACGGGTTCTTCCGCGCCTTTTAGCAGCATCTCGGTCAACTCTGCCACCAATCGAATCACTTGCGGTTCTGCAAACTTCCCGACTTCTGGTTTCCGAGTTGGTGAAGTGTTCTCTGTCTCCGCCACCCCCGCAATCACGGGTCTAACGGATCGCTACTTCACGGCGCTCAGCGTTGGCGTTTCCACCATCGAGGTTGAACCCGGCACTATCGGCACCACGGCTACTGCTTCCGCCACTATCGCTGTCATGGGCCGCAAGGTTGGCGTCGGCACGACCTATCGTTCCTTCACCATTGAGCGTTGGCTGTCCGACCGCAACCTATATCAGCAGTTCAAGGGCGTCCGTTTCAACCAGATGACGATTTCCGTCCCGGCATCTGGCCTTGTTGGCGTGACATTCAGCGTGATTGGTCAAAACGGTACGGGTTTCGGCAGTACGATTGCTTCCACTTACGCCACCGCGCCCCAGACCACGCCTTTTGCTGCGGTCAATGGCGAGTTGTATGAAGGCGGCTCTGTTCTCGGCCTCGTGACTGCCGCCGAAATCACGGTCAACAATAACATGGCGGGGCCGCAGGTGGTTGGCACCAACCTAACCCCGGACCTGCTATTTGGTCGATTTGCCGATATCAGCGGCACCATCACGGTTCTGTTCACCACTGCTGCGATGCACGACAAGTTCGTGACTGAGACCGAATCGACGCTGATCCTACGCCTACAGAATCAGGATACGCTCGATAGCACGACGCAATTCATCAACGTCATCCTGCCTCGCATCAAGTATAGCGGCGGCGACGTGGATGATAGCCCCGATACCGGCATCACTGTCACCATGCCTTTCGTGGCGCTGAAGCCGCTATCCACCAACACGGCGCAGGGCACGTCTGCTATAGTGGTGCAGCGCGGCAACGTCTAATCCACATAGAGATTAAAAAGAGAGGCGCCGCAAGGCGCCTCTTTTTTTTGTCTTGACTTTTCTAAGGCACTCAACCAAAACATTCAAACTTCCTTTCTTATTTGACCCAGGAGGTCTTTCGCCACCATGTCACTTGACGCCCTCGCGCTTGACGTTTCAAACGCTGTTCCGGTTATCCTACTCCACCCCAAGACACGTCAGCCCCTCCGCGATGAAAACGGCAAGGAGGCTTTTATTTCTGTTGTCAGCCTTGACAGCCCGGAAGTTCAGAAGGTGCAGAAGGCCGCGCTCAACAAGCGCCTCAAGATGCGAGGACGTGTCACGTTGACGGCGGACGAGCTTGAGGCTGAGCGTGCTGAGACCCTAGTGGCCGCTACGAAGGAATGGCACCTAGTCACCCCGGATGGCAAGGCGATTGCCGCTCCGCTTTCTGAGACTGCGGCCCGCACCATCTACACCGATGCCCGCTTCGCTTGGATCAAGGAGCAGGTCAGTGAAGCCCTAGACGACCGCGCCACGTTTCTATGAGGACGGTCTTGAACTTCTAAAAGAACACGCGGAAAGGTATTTCGCGCTACATACCAAGAAAGAGGATGGCACGAGCGAAGCGGATAGCGTCGCTCGTGCCTTAACTCATCTTGCACGCAGAACTGACCCTGCTTCTCGGCAACAAAAAGCAGAATTAGAAAACCGTCTCGACATTCCGCCTATGCCGGAAGAATATTCGTTTGCGTGGTCTAGTTTCTTCGACCTTCAAAGCACACGAAGTTCAAACGGGTTTTCTGCCAACCCCATCAGTTATCTGGAGATGCAAGCCTACTTGCATTTGACGGGGCGCGTATTGCTTCCCTACGAGATACGCGCTATAAAAGTTATAGACACCGCTTTCCTCAACACCCAGGCTGATTTGGCTAAAGCGGCACGGGCCGCGAGGGAAGCCGCAAAGAAATCTGACCCAACGCCCACGCCAAAACGGGTTTCTAGACGGGGGTAGGTTTGTCGGATTCAGTTGCTAATCTTACAGTTAAGGTCGATACGAAGTCGGTTGCTGCTGCGATCAAGGCTTTGGACGCGCTTGCGTCGAAGGCTGGTGCGGTAGAGAAGTCGGTCGGGAACATTGGTGCGGCGGCGAAGAAGCAATCCGAAGGCACCCGGAAAGCAGCCGACGAAACAGCAAAGGCGGAACGTGCGCTCGCTAAGATGGAAGCGCGCATTGAAAAGGCGGCGCAACAATACGAAAAATTTAATCGTATGATGAACAAGTATACGTTGGATAGCGGGGTTCGTTCGGACCTTCAAAATAGGGTTAACCGTGAATTTGAGCGCCACAACCGAATCATCAGCAATGTTTCGGCGTCTCAACGCGATTTGAATGCGTCTACCGAACGATATAAGAATACGCTTCGGCAGTTAGAAGAAAGCGTAAAAACCGCTGCAACCCTTCAAAAAGAGAAAGCAAAGGCGCTTAAGGAGACTGAAAGACAGGCCGCTAAGACGGCAGCGATGGAAGCGTCCGCTGCAAAACAACAAGCGAGCAATCTTGCTTCTATTGAAAAGGCGTTGCAGCAAGCCCAAACTCGTGTTTCTGGAATCACCGGACGCGCGGGGAGGCAACTAAACACTGCGGGGGCGGCGAATATATCTCGCGAAGCCGATGCCGCTCTTGCGTCTTACACCAGAAACCTACGAACATACAGCGTCGGCAGCATCGAATCTATCCGTGCTACCGCCGATTTCAACCGAGAAATGCAACGCCTCAGCGGCGAAATTGCTCGCGTTGGCGGGTTGCTGCCAAACATCAGCAACGGGGCCAGAACCGTATCAGCAGCGTTCGGAGCGGCAAACGCATCCGTAGGTGGGTTTAGTCGCGCCATTTTCAACACAAGTGCGGCCCTAAGTGCGCTTACGGGAACACTGGCTTTGCGTGAAATCACGCAAAGCATTATGGAATTTGAAAGATTTACGAATACCCTTCGTACCGTATCTGGTTCTTCGGGTGAATTTTCTCGCAACCTAGAATTTCTTTTTAATGAAGCCAATCGCGTTGGGTTTGCAGTCGGGGATGTAGGTAACTCTTTTGCCCGCCTCTCTTTGGCCATGCAGAGTTCTGGTTTTAATGCAAATGAGAGCAGACAGGCGTTCACGCTACTTACTGAGGCGTCGCGTAACTTCGGCCTTTCTTCTGCGGATACCATGGGTGTTATCCGCGCCTTGGAACAGTCTATGTCCAAGGGTAAGTTCATGGCTGAAGAAGTGCGGTTGCAGATGGGCGACCGCCTTCCTGTGGCTATGGCCGCGCTTGAACGGGCGGTTACGAAAGTCGATGGCAAGCAATCTGATTTGAATAAGCGATTTGAAGAAGGGACGATTGATACTCGACGGTATGCCCTTGAGTTCGTCCGTCAAATCAACGCCTTGTCTGGTGGCGCTGATGCCTTATCGCGCACGTCCAATTCTATCGCCGCTGCATTTGGTCGCCTCAACACCGAATTTGTTTTGACGACGAAAGCATTCAGCGAAGGCGGGTTTTCAAACGCGGTCATAATCTTAACGCAAAACTTCATCGCGCTTCTTCAAACGTTACGCGAAGTCGGGGTTATCAACGCGGCTGGTGCCGCGATGGAGTTTTTGGCAAAGCAAACAACCCTCCTTACAACGGCGTTTGTTGGTTTGACTGCGGTATTGTCCGCGTCTTTTATTGGTTGGATCGCACGCACAGTAGCGGCCCTCTCTCCTATCGGTAGGATTGTCTCTACCATTGTGGCAGGCATGACACTCTTGGCGGGGTTGATTAATAATATCAGTTCCGCACAACGACTGACCAACGACATTACTGCCGCAACCAATAATCTAAACATTGCCCATCGAGAGGGCATGGCTATTCTAGAAGGGTTTACGAGTTCGATTCAAAATAACAGTAAGACGCTAGACGCATCCGCGTCCGCGCTCGATAAGAGAATCAATTTCCTACGTCAAATTGGTGTGTCTGAAATTGAACTAACCCGCATTGTGGCCGAAGAAGAAGGCAAACGACTAAAAACCAAATTAGAAGTCGCGCAAGCGGAATTGACGGTGTTGCAACAAACGTATGCCACGATACGCGAAAGAGAAGTTGGGTTTAGCAACGCTATTTCTAATTCTTTGAACGCGACATATGAGAATAATGCGGAGAATGTTAAACGCGGTTATGCTCAAATTTCTCGGGCGCAACTTGAAGCTCAGAAGAATTTTGCAAGCACATGGGATCGCATTCGTGGCGAAGTAGTTAGTGGGACAAAAACAGCGCAAGATGCTTATAAAGAGTTTTCTAAGGTAGCATCAGAAGCGGGTTTGTCGGCGGATGAAACCGTTCGTGGTTTGCTTCAAAGTCTATTGAAGATCGCGGAAGGAGAAAAGCCGCTTCAAAGCCAAGTGGATTTAGTCCGTGCGTTGGAAAATGCGTTCAATGCGCTTCGGCTTGCAGCGGAAGACCCGGTTACTTTTCGCGTGAGTGTTGAGACTAATTTCCCTGGTGAAGATGCGGGCCTCATGGCCGCGTTTGGTTCTAGGACGGATTATAGAAAATATCAAAGCGTAAAAGAAGCTCAAGATAAAAAAGCTGGTGAAAAAATTCTCCAAGAAGCCTACCGCCAAACAACTGGTGACGTTAAAGCCGTCGTAGATGCAGAAAAATTTCTAAAACAAGTTCGTGCAGACGCGGCATCAGGCAATGTCGGAGCAAAGAAAATTCTCGATGACTACAACGAGGCACTTGCGAAGAACGATAAAAAAATATCCGGCACGGAAAAAAGCCTGAGCAAATATATTTCGACACTCCGGATTGAGATCGAAGAAAATCAAGGATTAATCAATGCCTACAAGCAAAGCACGCTTGCTGGCGAAGAAATGGAATTGCAAATCAAGGCGCAGACCAAGGCGCTCGATTTCGGGACCAAAGGCTCTAAAGAGTATGAAGCCGCCCTAAAGGCTATTCTCCCCCTCATGCGGGAGCGCAAACAGCAAGAGCGCACAGACGAAGTGGTGAAAGCGAACACCAGACTACGAGAGGAAGAGGTAGCGGTTCTTGAAAAAGAACGTGAACTCATTGGCGCAAGCACTGTTTTGCGCGAACAAGAACTTGCTATTCTAAAATTGCGCCAGCAATATCGTGGCGCATCTCCAGACGAAATTTCTGCACTAGAAACCACAACTCGTAAATCTATTGAGCTACGCCAACAGAATGACCGACTTGATAAATCCTATCAAGCGATAGCCGACATTGGCGTGCGGGCGTTTGAGCAAGTTGGCGACGCCATCACAGAGGCATTTGCGAAGGGCGAAATCCGCGCACTAAACTTTGGCAACGTCATACGCGGCGTGATGTCGTCTATCATCCAATCCATCCTTCGCCTTGGCGTAGTCAACCCAATCATAAACAGTATTTTCTCCGGGACTTCACTCCCGACTTTGGGGTTGGGCCTGTCCGCTATGGGCGGTGCTGGCGCCGCTGCCGCTGCGGGTGGTGGGGGTATGGGCATCATGCAGATGCTCGGGCTTTCGTCCTTGATTCCGAAAGAAGGTCTGTTTGGGGCTATGGGTTTGACGGGGCCTGGGGGGTTATTTAGCACCCAACTCATCGCCCCGACAGGAATGGTCGCTATCGCTGAGCCTAGCATAGCAACTGGCGCTGCGGGGTTGATGGCCCCGTCAGGCGGTTTGACCCTCGGCAGTTTCCTCGGCGCCGCAGGTCTTGGTTTTGGTGCTGGCAATCTATTCAACAGTCTGATCGGCGGCAACCAGACCGGGGGCATGGTGGGTAGCGGCCTAGGCTCTGCTGCCGGTGCCCTGCTTGCAGGCGCGGGCCTTCTTGGTCCTCTTGGCCCCATCGGTGCAGCCCTGATTGGTGGCTTGGCTGGTGGCGGTTTAGGCGGCCTCTTTGGCCCCGGTGAATCTGATCGCGGTTTTAGTTATGCGGTTCGCGGTCAAAATGGCAGACTCGCCATGACCGATATGTTCTACAACGAACAGGGCCGCGCTCAATTCCAAGAAGCAGAAGCGGGCATCAACGCTATCAACGCCTATTTGCAACAGCGCGGCCTTTCCGTAACGGGCGACCGCGCCGTGGGTGGCAATCGCTTCGGCATGGGCAACCTTGGGTATGGCGAAGCGGCCAGCTTCAGCGAAGCGATTGCTTCTATGAATTTTGCGGCAACCGCCAACGATGAATTGAACCGTGCGCTTTCGGGCCGGTCTTTCGCTGGCCTAGAAAAGTTGCAAGGATTTGTCGAAGGCTTCATCAGCATCCAAGACACCATCAAGGGATTGACCGAAGACCCGATCCCTGAATTTACAAAACAGATGGATGCGTTGATTGACTCATTCGCCCAGGCGGCTGCCAAGGCGCGTGAGTATGGCATCTCTGAAGATGAGTTGAATGACGCGCGGGATGCAGGCATCGCCAAACTTGAAAAGCAACGCGCCCTTACCATTCGCGACACGGCACTCGGCCTTGAAATCCGTCGCCTTACCGCACTCGGCCTTGACCAACAGGCGGAGCAGATTCAACTTTCCTACAACACCCAAAAGGAGATTGAATCCTTCACCGCCTCGCTAGACGCGCTTGCGCTGACGGCAGAAGAAAAGTCCAAGATGCTCGTGAAACTAGAAGAAGTGCAGGCCGAAGAACGCGCGGCTATCATGCGTGAAAGCACAAAAGGCATCAGCGACTTCCTAGATTCGCTACGTGTTGGCGGGCTATCAGGCACCACGGGTATGGGGCGCCTAGCCGCAGCAGGAGAAATATTCAATCGCGATCTATCCGCAGCACAAACAGGCGATAAGAATGCGCTTCAGCGCATCACGCAATCGTCTGAAACCTATCTGAATTTGGCGCGGGAGATTTATGGTTCCACCAGCGGGTTCCATGACATTAGGGATGTTGTCACTTCGTCTCTGCAAGGATTGATTGATAATCCAATAGGTCAATCCTTAATGGATATCAACAACGTGCCTTTCGTCAAGGAAATGGCGGGACTGGGGCAAACGGCTTTTGAATCCGCCTCGCTGGAATACAGCAAGCGGTTCGATGAAAAATTGGAATCGCTTTTAGTAGTCGCAGAAAATATCCAAACGGCGGTCGAAAAGACGGCTGAAGTTCAGACGTATGCGGTGCAACAAGACTACATGTTTGATGCCGAATCTTCCTCTGGGGGAGGATTCGGAGGAGACATGAGCGGCGGTGGCGGCGGCGGAATGGCGGCAGCACTTGGTGCGGCCCTCTACCACGGTAAGGTCATGGCATACGCCAACGGCGGCATCCCTGACTACGTGAATAGCCCCACGCTGGCGCCTATGGCCTTGTTTGGTGAAGCAGGCCCTGAAGCCATCATGCCGCTGCGCCGTGGTCCTGACGGGCGCCTAGGCGTAGAGGTAAACGGCGGTAACACCCAAGCCGTTGTCGGTGAATTGCGCGCCGTCAGGAATGCTATTGAGTCTTTGGAAGAAACCGTTGCGCGGAATGATGCGGACCAAGGCAGCGCCCTACTTGAAGCCGTCTCCGGTCTTCAGATACAGATTGGCGAATTGAGAGAAGAACTTCGCACATCCCGTCTGAGGGCACAATGAGTTCGACCATCACTGTAGCAAGCGCCGGGATCGAAGAATCCGTTTGGCTGATCGAGATCAACCCTGATCCTGAAGGCGTTGGCGCGGCTCGCCCGCCGCAACTTTTTATGCCTTCAGGCACTCCTATGTCATCGTTGAATACCGCAGGGTCCTCAATCGCTACTGCGCCAACCATTGTGGCATCAGATAAAGGATGGATCGAAAATCCCGGCGACACAGGAACAATCCCTGTATACCCACCTAGGATGCTTGAGCCACCAGCCGTTGAGCGGTTTATCCCCGTCTATCAAGGCGAAGGCCGACGTGCGCAAATCGAAGGTGGTGAATTGCGATTTACAAACGTAGATGGGGCGCTTGATACGATTGCGGGGGAGTGGGCAATTGCTGGCAGGCGGGTTAAGTTAACCCGCGCCCCACATCGCCGTCCAGTCCACGCCGCGCGTTCTACATGGGTTGAAGTCGCATCCCTTCGTGCTTCCGAAGCCTTTGAAGGGACGGATACACTCCGTATGCCACTTCGTTCAGCAGCCGCAGACTTACTCGTGGCCGCTAATAACCTATACTTGGGAACTGGCGGGACTGAAGGAAGTGCGGAAGCGGAAGGTGTCGCTAAGCCAAAGATTTTTGGTTTCGTCAGGAACATTCAGCCAACTTTGGTTGACGCCGCAAATCGTATATATCAGTTACATGACGGCGCAGTCCAAGAAATTGTGGCCGTGAGAGACCTTGGAATTAACCTTGCTTTCCATGCGGATGTGGGTTCATACGCATCTCTTTTAACAGAGAATCCTGGTTCTGGAAAATACGCCTCTTATCAATCTGGTGGATTTATAAAACTCCATGACGATCCGGTTTTTCTTACCGCCGATGTGCGCGGCAGCACGGACGGAGGATACGCTTCAACTTCGGCCCAAGTTGCAGCGCAAATCTTGCGTGTTTGCGGCGGTGTGGCAAGCGCCGTAGCATCTTCTTTTTCGGCTTGGCCAAACACCGAAGTAGGAATTATCGTCAGAGACGGCACCGCAGAAGATGCGATAAATAAGTTAGCGGTCGGTCTCGGTGCTGTATGGTGGGGGCCGAACGCACTAGGGGTATTTGAGGGGAACGTCATTTCCGCCCCTCAAACAACCGCTTCAACGCTAGTCATTGAGCCTTATATGCAGACTGCTGCCCCACAAGAAACGTCGGGTTCCACACCCCCTTGGTGGCGTGTAAGAGTCTCGTATCAGGAGCTAGAAGTTACTCAACAAGGAAGTGACATATCTGACTCTCTAGGGGCTGCAACGACCGACTACTATTCTCGAAAACGCCGCGTAGCCATTGCCACAGACACATCCGTTAAAACCCGGTATCCTCTCGCCATTGATGGTCCTGAATTTCCGGGTGTTTTGGAATCCGCAACTGCGGCTTCAACTCTCACTCAATCTCTGTTGGAAACCTATAAAGTTCCAAGGCGCACTTGGTCTGTCAGAATTGGTCCCCGTGCTGGTGGCGTCCGTTGGTGGAACCTTCCAATTGGCACAACTGTTATATTAAAGTGGCCGGGCATCCCCACTCTGGCGGGTGGCAAAGCGTTATTGGTTCGTGGTATTTCTGCTAGGGGCGATTCCGCCGAGTTGGAGTTGTGGGGTTAATGGGCGCTGTTCTTTCTTGGAAGAATTGGGCAGAACAGACGGGCGCTTCACTAACCGTTTCTAGTGAGGCGACTGGGCTTGGCCCTCGCGGTATGCTTACAACTCAGGTCCAAGACGTATGGCGCAGCGGGACTTGGGATAATGTCACGAGTGTCACCGTCGATATTGACCTAGGAACAAGCCGCGCGATCAAGACAATTGCTTTTGCGGCGCCACGAGATGGCGTGCTTCCGCCAACGGGTTCGACTGTTGCTTTGTGCGCAAGCATGTCAAGCCAAACAGGCACGGACGCCTTAAACGTAGCCGCAGCTACTTTCACGTTGAACCCTTGGGGTGTTTGGGCATGGCGCTCGGTTGCGGGGATCACAGCGCGTTATGTCCGCATAACTTTTGTAGGCACCGTTTCTAGCAACTACATTCAGTTGGGGCGCGTATGGGTGGGAGATGCTCTTATAACCCAATACTCATACGCTTATGGCCACGGACGATCTTTCAGAGACCCCGGCGCCACAAGCCGAGCGGGTATCACTGGTATCCGGTATGCAACTCGCGGTATTCCTTATCGAGTTGAACGAATCGGTTTCCCTATTTTAACCCAAACAGAAGCGTCAACTCTTGTCTCCGCTGTGGGCGAAGTCGGCACCACGGGGCAGGTTTTCTTTGCAAGAGAAGAAGAATATCTAGGCGATGGTATGTTCGGGACATTTTCTGAAGTCCCCGTCGTAAATCGACAATTGGAAGATATGTGGACAACTGATTTCCAAATTGAGGAAGACGCATAATGGGCGTTCCAGTTTATGTCGGTGATCGCGTTCTGGTTACGACCACTACTGTCGGAACAGGCACGTATAGCATTGACGCTACGGCGGTCACGGGCTACCTCACTCCGGCAGGTGCGGGGGTAACTTCTGGCGTCCGAGTCGCGTATGTTGTCATTGATAGCCTGACCAATCCTTCTCTTTTTGAAGTTGGTGAAGGCACGTATACAGCAGGTTCGCCATCTACAATTTCTAGGACGCTCATCATCCGAAATAGCAGCGGCGGCACAACGGCTGTAAATTGGTCCGCTGGCACCAAATATCTATTTCTTGCGCCATCAGCTTCGCGTTTCGTCATGTATGACAGTGATGGCAATTTCTCGCTATCAACACCCCTTACTATCGGTAGTGGCACCGTAAGCAACACGGCTCTTTCGCCGATCAATGACCGCGATACTGGACCTTATTTTTCTGGTGAAAATAAGTTTGCTATTGCGGCTGGTGGTTCTCGGGTTTTTGAGGCCACCACGACTAGCACAACGATCTACAGCCCACTTACGGCGGCAAGCGGTTTGGTTGTTGGTCCAGGGGGCACGTTTAGCGTTTCAAGCACAGCAACATTCAGCGCAATATCGCGTTTTGGGTCTACAGTTGATGCGCCGGGGTCGGGCAACACAAATACCGGCTCCACCATTAACCCTAATGGTTCGTCTCACTTTTCTGTAAGTAGTGGCGACTACGCCATACTTGTAAACAGAAACGATACAGAAGGCGTGGGGATTACGTTTAATAGATCAGGTAGCCAGATTGGATTTATCTACGTCTCAACTTCTGTGCGATATGCAACTTCTTCTGATTACCGCCTCAAGGAAAATTTCGAAGAATTTACCGAAGCACAAGATTTTGTAGACGCCACCCCCGTCTACAAATTTAATTGGAAAGAGAAGCCCAACGCACCAAAGATTTTTGGCTTTAAGGCGCATGAGGTCCAACATCTTATCCCCCAAGCCGTCATCGGAGAAAAAGATGGGGGAAATATGCAGGCTATCGACCACAGCCAACTTGTCCCCGTCCTGTGGGGCGCGGTGCAGAGCCTAAGTCGAAAAGTGTCTTTGCTCGAAAATCAAATCAATACGCTGACTAATTCTTCATAAAGTTTCGTGTGAGGGAGGCCGACATGGCGTTAGATGAATGGACAGTCCGTGAATTGGCCTCCCAAGGCGCCGTGGCTGGCGGTATGGGCATGTTGGGCCGCATGTTGGCGTTGGCCATGGCTGCCAAGCGCCCCGCAGGCTTGTGCTTGCTATGGGAAATCCCCATGGCTATTGGCATGGGTGTTGTCGGCAAAGGCATTGCCGACGCTTTCGGCCTAACTGGATTTTCTAATTTCGCTGTCATCATCGCCATCTCGTATACCGGGCCGCGCCTTATCGACATCGCCGTTGCCAAGTATGCCGAAGGCAAGTCGATAAAGAACATCTAATTTATGGAGAACGACATGGCGGTTCGCAAAGTCAACCAAGAAACCGTAGACCTCATCAAGCGGTGGGAAGGCTTTCGCGCTGAGCCATACAAATGCCCCGCAGGCGTAGACACGATTGGCTATGGGCATACCGCCACCAAGTCACTTATGAAGCGCGGGACCAAGATCACTGAGGCCCGTGCCGCAAAGCTGCTTCGCTCCGACTTGGCCATTTACGAAAAAGCAATTTCAGAAATGGTCTCGGTCGATTTGACCGACGGGCAGTATGGCGCCCTTGTTTCGTGGTGCTTCAACGTCGGCATTGGCGCGGCGCAAAAGTCTACGCTTGTCAAGAAATTGAACGCAGGCGACTATGAAAGCGTGCCGAAAGAATTGGCGCGTTGGAACAAGGTTGGCAACACGGTCGTATCTGGATTGGTCAATCGCCGCGCAGCCGAAGCGGGCTTGTGGGCGCGAGGCAATTTTGTATCCAGCACGACTGGCGAAGAAGTCTCGGAAGCAACGGCGGGCCTCTCTACCGCCCTATCCTCCAATACTGCCAAGGGCGCTGCTACTGTGGCCACCATCAGCGCCGCAGGCACCGCGCTCTCAGAAGCCGAGCCTGTCATCCGAATCATGGGTGGCATGTCGCCGTGGATCATCGGGGGCCTTATCCTCGTGGCGCTGATTGGCGTCATCATTTGGCGGGCACGGAAAGAATGATGCTTCTGAACGCTGTCTCATTTTTTTCTTCCAAGGTTGGCCGCTTTTTCCTTGCAATCTTCGGCGCCGCTATGCTTTTTGCATCTGCCTATCTTAAAGGCAGGCGCAACGGCATTGAATCGGAAAAGCAAAAGGCATTGGCGAGTGACATAGAGACACGGAGAACGCGGGATGAAATCGACCGTAAGGTGGGCACCACTTCTGGCAGTAGTGCTGTTGACAGGCTGCGCCAAGACTGGCGCCGGGATTGATGCGTGTGGGCCTTGGAAGCCTATCTACGTATCAAAGCAAGATGCCTTTACGGATGAAACCGCAAAGCAGATTTTGGCCCATAACCTGACAGGCCAAAAGGTTTGCAAGTGGTAACTTCCGCTGACGACTTCATCCGCACTTGGGTCGAAAGCGGTTTCTCGCCAAACCAAGTTGCAAAGGCCCTCGGCATTCATGTCCGCAACGTCTATTCGAGGCGCAACAGGCTTGAAAGCCTCGGTTATGTGCTGCCGTCCATTACAGATGATTTGACGGTTCACGACCGCGCCTATACGCTGAGAGAGCATTTTCATATCGAAGATGGCTGCGCCGTTATCGTGAGCGACCGCCACAAGTGGCCCGGCGACGGCATCACGGCAGCCGAATCCGCACTCTATACGCTTCTGCCGCAAATCAAGCCTGACTTTTTCGTGATGAACGGAGACTTGTTTGACGGCGCTTCTATTGGGCGCCATCCTCCCCTTGGCTGGGAGCGCAAGCCGAGCGTGAAGGAAGAATTAGACGCCTGCACCGAAGTCCTCGCCAACATTGAAGCCTTGCTGCCGCCCGGCACGCCGAAGTTCTACACCATTGGCAACCATTGCAGACGCTTCGACTACAAGCTGGCGCTGACGGCTTCGGACTATAAAGGCATCTCAGGCTTTCGCCTGTCCGACCACTTCGTTAATTGGAAGATGAGTTGGTCCCTCCACGTCAATAGTGGCGTGCGAGGCGGGCATACGGTCATCAAGCACAAGCAGCGCCAAGGCGTCGGCGCTGCCCGCAACAACGCCATGGCAGCCGGTGTGAGCATCGTCACGGGCCATACGCACGCCCTGACCGTCTCGCCTATCGAGGACTACCAAGGGCGGCGCTGGGGCGTGGAGTGTGGCTTCTTGGCCCACAAGGACCACTCTGCCTTTGAGTATGCGGAAGATGGCCCGTCCTATTCGCGTCCCGGTTTTGCGGTGTTGACTTGGCGTGGTGGTGTGCTATTACCGCCAGAGTCGGTTGAAGTTGACGACGCAGGCGTGGCGTGGTTCAGAGGCGACGCCATCGCCACAAGCAAACCCCGTATCAGAGTGAAGGCAAACCATGTCCCCGCTTAAAACTGGAAATCTTGTTGGCATCTACAGCCCATATCCCGGTGCGGGTAAAAGCACCGTAGCCGACATGCTTGTGCGCGAATACGGCTTCGTTCGCGTGAAGATGGCGGATGGCCTAAAGGCGATGCTCCGCGCCCTTTTGGCCTATCAAGGCGTGCCTATGTGCAAGATTGACGAAATCATCGAGGGCAGCGAGAAGCACCGACACTGCCCCTTCCTTTTTGACAAGACACCCCGCCATGCCATGCAAACTCTCGGCACGGAATGGGGGCGTAATTGTATGGGGGAAAGTTTTTGGCTTGAAGTTGCTGATACCAAAATCCGCCCTCTTTTGTGGGATGGTAAGAATGTCGTCGTTGACGACGTTCGTTTCGACAACGAGTATGACTATCTGAAGAAAGATATGAAGGCGACAATGGTGGAAATCCGTCGCCCTAGCTTGGAAGCAGAAAAGCCGAAGCGCAATTGGCTTCAGCGGCTTTTCACCAAGGAGCATTCAAGCGAGGGCAATCTATCCAACAAGCCTTTCGACCTTCATATTTTTAACGACTACCCCTCCGCAGACTCTTTTGCACGAGATGCCGCTTACGACATTCAAGCGTATGTGAAGGCAAAGAACCAACTCCCTGACCTTCAAGGATAGTATTTCTTTATGACGAAGAAGAAGAACAGCACGACTGGCGCTGGCCGTTCTCAGTTGATGGCGCAAGCCGAACGGCTATCGGAAATGGGGATTGAAAAGGCCGTCACGCTTTTTCTTGATAAAGAGGGAAATGCGGGTATGGTTATGACCGATAGCGTCTCGAATATGGAGGCTGTTTTTCTTTTCCGTCAAGGAGAATACTTCATCTTCACAACTGACGATGAAGATGAAAACGACGAAGAGTAAGCGTAGCTCAATTAGGTAGAGCGGCCTGCTCATAACAGGCTAGGTGCAGGTTCAAGTCCTGCCGCTTACACCAAACTTAGGGGCACAAAAATGCACGAGAACATATTCAATACGCTGCGTATGCTTGCGGAAGACGTATCTCCGATTAAAAGTTCACGCATAGCGGCAGCTATCGTGCGCGGCAAAGAAATCGTATCCTTCGGTGCTAACCAGATGCGAACGCATCCGTTCCAAGCCAAATTTGGGAAAAACCCTGAATCTATTTTTTGGCACGCAGAGACAAACGCCATTTTTAATGCTTTGCGTGTTGTGGACGTAGATAGTTTGAAGAAAGCGGACCTGTATGTGTACCGGGTCAAGTATTCTAGCACGAAACGAGAGAAATTTATTTTGGGCAATGCTAAACCCTGTCCGGGTTGCGCTAGGTGCATTACTGACTTCGGGATAAAGCGGGTATTCTATACCACTGAAAGAGGATACGAATGCCTTTAAGGAGGCGTGGCGGAACAGGCATACGCGGCAGACTCAAAATCTGCTACCTGAAAAGGTTTGTGGGTTCAAATCCCTCCGCCTCCACCAACAAAAAAAGCCGGGCATTTCTGCCCGGCTTTCTTGTTTTGTGGCGAAGCGATTAGCCAGCGACGCGGGTAGCAAGGGCGGGGCGGATAGCCTTGGCGCCGTATAGCACGTCCACGGCGAAACGCTCCTGCTTGTTGTGGCGGGTCACTTCCATACGCATGGTCAGGCCAGACACCGGATCGGTCATCTGAGAGATGATCGAGCCGAGTTCAGCGCCGCCCCCAACACCGGCCAGCGGACGGTTCACGAAGGCGAAGGCTTCGCGCTGGAAGGCAAGGTTGACAACGTGAGAAGCACGCTTGGTCACGTCAGCCCCGCTGGAAGCGATGGCAACCAGGGCCGGGCTGATAGAAATAGCGGCCTTGGTGGAAGTGTAGGTGGCAGTATCAGAAGTCACCACGTAGGTCTGGCTATTGCCAGCGATGCTGAACACGTCACCCTTCTTGAAGGTGCCAGCCACGGAAGCGATGATGTCCAGGGTGGTGGCGCCAACCGCCGTGGTCGAAGCCACGGTGATGCTGCCGATAGTGCCGGCGGTATGAGTCACGACGTTGGTGGACTGATAGAAGTCAAACCCGAACTTGCGCCCGAGCATACCTTCCATCTTCACTTCCGGGTCGCCAGTCTTCTCTAGGTCAGACATGGCAGGAAGCTGGAGCAGGCTCGCTTCGGCGTCGGGGTTCAGCACCATACGGCGGTTGCCCATCGGAGCAAGCTGCTTGTTTAGCTGCGCACGGGCGTTCACCACGTCGGCAATGGTGCTGAACGGCGTGTCACCAGCGGTGCCGACGAAGCCATACACGTCGATATACTGGTTGTGGATGTGGCCGTCCATCGAGTTGGCAAGCGCACGAACAGTCTCGGAGACGTTCATGGGGAGGAAGGACTCGCTCTCCATGATCTCCATGCGCTGCTTGTCGGTGATGAAGAAGGGCACTTCCTTCCACTGGTCTAGGGCAATCTGCACTAGGCCGGGAGTGCTGTCCTGCGCCGAAGCCATCGTCATGCTAGGCGCGACGTTGGTGGCGGTGAAGGTGTTGCTGATCGGAATGTCGATGGTGGAGCCACGCATCGCGCCTTCGCTCGAATAGTCGAGGTTCACAAGGCGGGGCATAACGGCCTGCTCACGCAGAGCAAGTAGACCGCGCGCTAGAAGCCGGGGGATAAGATTGGAAAGACTATTGGGCATCAAAGCCTCCTGTGAAATTAGGGTCTAGCGGCATCCCCGCCGTTGAAACCCGAAGGTGTCCGCGAACCGCACACGACCCACAAGATCGGCGGGAAATGCTTTTAACCCCACAGGGGTCAAAAACGTAAACATTCACTACCTATTAGGAATTAGGCAAAAAAGTCAATACCTACGGGGGTTTTTACCCCCGTAGGTAAAGTAGTCGTTAGGCGAGAACAGCCTTACCAGCCGCAATCGCCTCCAGATTACCGCTGATTGCCTTGCTGTCGGACGAATTGATCTTGATGGGCGCCCGACCGTTGGCATTGTTACCACCGCCTGCGCCGCCACCAGACGGCATCCCGAAGAAGAATGGGTTGCTATCACGAAGCGAATCAACCCACGTCTCCAACGTGTGTGGGTTGCCAGTGCGGTCAATCGCGTCAATGCCGTCACGCAGGCGCGGCTTGCCAGTCTCATCGTCAAGGGCGAACATCTGTTCCGCCTTGATTCGGATATACTCCGCCGCTTCAGGCAGCGCCTTGGCCTTGCTGACGGCAGAAGTCACTTCGTAGTTCAAACGCTCCGCACGCCAACGGTTCTGCGCGGCTTCCGCCCGCGCCGCAGCCTCAGCCGCAGCCCGCTCCGCCGCTTCCTTGGCGGCACGTTCCTGAGATACAACCGTCTTTGTGCGGCGGGTCAGCACATCCTCAAACGCAGCCTTGCCGCCCTCAACGATCATACGCAGGTCAGCATCCGCCTGCATACGCTCCATCAGTTCACGGGCCTTGTTGATATCGTCCTGACTGCCCATGCTGCGAATTTGATTCTCATATTCGACGCGGCGCTGACGTTCGGACTTAACTTCATTCAAAAGCTCTTCATTTTTGCTTTTAAGACCGGCTGTTACCTTTTGCACTTCTGCGGCGACAAGGGCCGCAATATCTGGCGCCCCTCCACTACCTTCGCCGTCAGCATTTCGGGTGATAGGATTGATAAGAGAACGGATAAGCATTTAGGATTACTCCCCAGGAGGCCACCATTAACCGAGGCGACAAACGGGCGCGGCGCAGCCGCACGGTTGACGTGGTATGCCTAAACCATTGTATAAGCGCAATTCAATATCCCCTTGGAGGCAAGTGCGATGGCACCGCCAAAGAAATACGAGAAAATTGATTTTACTCCGCCACAAGGTGTACGCGAAGCCGCAAAGCGCGGCCTGGAACAGCGCCGAAAGTATGGGCGGGGCGGGCTTACAACCGCTGAAGCAGGCAAGCAAGGCATCGGTTCGGGCGTGGCGCGTGCTGCAACGTTGGCCGCAGGCAAGGACGTATCGCCTGAAACCGCCAAGCGCATGAAGGCGTTTTTCGACCGCCATGGCGATGCGCCCAAAGCCAAGCCTGCGGATGGCGGACCAAGCGCGCGTCAGATCGCGATTAACCTATGGGGTGGATCGGCGGGGGAATCATGGTCGAATAAGCTGGTTCGGCAGATGGAGTCTGCCGACAAGAAGGAGAAGAAGTGATGGACAAGCCGCTTTGGGAAAAGAAGAATCCCCGCAAGCGTTCAACACCCCTTAGCCCGCAAGACAAGGCGGCAGCAAAGCGACGGGCTGAGAAAGCCGGGCGACCTTATCCAAACGCCGTGGATAACATCGCCCAAGCACAACGGGCCAAGAAGCGGTCCTAGCGCGGAACAACTCTCTCCAAGAACTCATCCGACTTCTTGGAGAGGGAAGCGGCGAGGCTGTCGCCAATAAAGAAAAACCGGTTCGGGTTTGCCTTCGCCTTGCGAGCAACCGATATGGCGCTTGGCAGCAAGTCCGCCTTTGTATACCAGAGCTTGCCGTCTACACGCGCCTTGTCGTCCAATGTCGGGCCTGTGGCGTTGCTCGCCGGTTCCGTGACAGTGGGGGCGTAGTAATCTTCGCTCTCACGCCAACCAAACGGTGCGCCTGCGATGTAAATTCGCTTAGCGCCCATCCACTCGCAAACGGCAATGGCGCGGTTTACGACCGTAAAGCCGCCGCTCGCTATGCTTTCGTAGCTGCAATTCTCTGGAAAAAACTTTTCATAGATGTCCATTTCGCTGAGATTTCCAGACGTAGCACCGCAAGCAGAATGGAAAACGACCACATTGGCCCCGCCTTTCATGAGATAGTCAAACATTTTCGGATGGCACGAGGAAGCGACGAAGTAAGTCACTCTTAGGTCGAGAGGCGTCTTTTTGATTTGCTTTTCACCAGGGTCCATCGCCACAGAGAAATCAGGGATGATATCATATTCAGAAAGAATACGGATTGCTTGCTTAACGGCGACAATTTTGTAGCCCACGGATTTAAGACGCCTGATTTCTCGCAGCGAAGACCCTTTTACGAGCGAAGGCGCCGTGCCGCAGACGACAACGCCTTTTTCATTGGCGAGGGCATCTTTCTGCATGAACGGCAAACCAAGGGTCGAAGCGTATTCGATGTTCATAGGCAAGAAACGAAGTTCGGGATTAACCAACTTCATCATATTTTGAGACATAAAAGTTTTTTGACCCTAATCGTGGAATTACGGAGTAGCCTCGGCTGCGGCATTGGCCCTATTCGCGGGGGCGTTGTCAATAAGATTCTTCACGTCTTGGTGGGTGTAGGACGCAGGAAGCATCTCACCTTCAAAGAGCGTGCGATAGTAAGTCTCATCGTCAATGTTGCCCTGGGCGTGGGCGCGGTCAAGCTGGAGCCAAGTCCTGTATTCCATCGCCGCGTCAACGAAATCGCGGTTCAGCTTCACTTCGACGTTGCGCGGATTGCGGCCATTCCAACGAACCCAAATCTTCAAAAGGTCCGTCAGGCCATTTTCGGCACTATCAACAATCTCGTAAAGCAGCGACGATTCGCCCTTGCTTCGCATTTCCGCAACTTGAGACGATTCGCCTGCGGTGTTCTTGCGGTCAGCCACAAGACGGGCGCCAAGTCCCGCCATCTGGTTTTCAAGTTGCGAGCAGGCAGATTCAAGGTATCGCAGCCCTTCGCCGCGATATTCCAGAATGCCGCAAGAATTGGGTTGGTCTACAAGCCAAACTGTGTTGGGGCCAACTTGGTATTCAGGAATATCGCCCGTGTTGGGTGGGATGGCCCAATAGGTTGGCGTGGCGGTGTAGAACTGGCCGTGTGCCAATTGGGCGCTACGTTGGAAATGAAGGACATTCAATTCCGCAATATCTAGGATCGGAGAACGCTGCACCGCCATGCCTGTTTTCATCGGGCCGAAGCAGATGAAAGGCATTTCACCGTAGAAGGCTCCGGCACCCGAGATAACCGGCACCACAATATCGGAGGGCTGATAATCCACCGTGTTGTTGCGGTTCTTGACTGGTATCCAAAGGCGCTGTGCATACGAGTTACTATCGGTCAGGAAAAGTTCACGATAAACAGTGACTTCCTCGGAACCAAAACCCGTATCGCTATCAACGAGAAAGACTTCCTTCAAAATAATTTGATTAGCGATAATCTTTCCAGCGTCATTGCGAACATTTCGCCAGTTTGTGATGCTTTCTGCGGTATAGGTTGTGAAGTAGGGCTGCCCACCATTGGTCGGAGCGTCAACGAGAGCGCCAACCCGGCCCATGCTCAGGATTTCACGGACAATGGCGCGAGCAAAAACGCTAAAAGGCTGGTTGTCTACGGTGCAAGTCTCTAACTGCGGGCGAAGGCTTTCAGCATCGCCTAAAATTATTTCCGGTTCCTTGCGGAAAATCATCCCGACAAGGCCATTCAAGGTGCGGGCGGAGGCGTTGAAGAATTGAGCGCGCTTCTTATACGCTTCATACTCGCCCCAAGACATGCCGGAAAGCTGGGGGAGATAGCGTGTCCCGCCTTCACGGATCGCCTTGGCGCCCTTCAGCACATCACGAATCATCTTCCAGTCATCTTGGTTTTCATCATACTCGGAAGCGATGTCAGTAACGGGCATGTGCTGAAATCCAAAAATAATTTCGCAAAGTGGTTAGCGGTCGCGCGGCACAAAAGTCAATCCACCGGCTTGACTTTAACAATAGGTGCGGAGGATAAACAAATTTCGTAACGCTTTTGAGGAATTCCCTTATCATGTCAAACGATAAGACGGATAATATAACGCCGATCCGTCCCGATGTGAAGGTGAAGCCGAAGGCCAAGGCGCGCAAGTGGAAGTCTGGCGCGCGATGGGATGTTCTTGAGCATTATTACCGAATTGGTTGGTCTCTCAGCGATATCGCGCGGCTGCCGGAAGCAAAAGGCATTACCTCACAAGCCATCGCCAATCGTGTCAGGCGTTACAACTGGACGCGAAATCTAGAACCGCGTGTTGCCGATGCGGCCCGCGCCATGATGGTCATGGGGATGGGCGAAGATGGCAAGCCGTCTGCCGAAACGCTTTCCATGCTGCGCGGCAACAAAGCCACGGAAGATCAAGTGGTTCTGTCCTCCGCCGCCCAAATTGCTGAACGCCTCACTACGACGCGCAAGCGGTCAAAGCGCCTTGATAGCATCATCAATCGCCTTTCCAACCTGATTGAAAATGAAATTGAATATCTAGAAGCCGAAGCGGAGGAGCGCACCGACCCGAACCGTGTGCGCGTAGAAATCAACCGCCTTACCAAGTCCATCGGGCAGTTGGTCACGGCGGTCTCTAAGGCCAACGAGGAAGAACGCAACGTGCATGACCTGCGCCGCCTCATGAAGCCGAAGGAAGACATCAAGCCGATGATCGTGAAAAAGCGGGCGGTGCTTGATGCGGAGGAAGTCGGCTCGAAGGATGAGGACGAAGCAGGCGTCGCATGACCTTGGATAAATTGGCTTGGAAGCCCGATCCAATTCAGGAGCAGCGGGCCGTCAAGAACTTGGGCCTGCTGCCCTGGCAGGCGCATGTCTACTTGCACCCAAGCCGCTACCGTGTGGTTGTGGCGGGGCGGCGAAGCGGCAAGTCGTTCCTCTCCAAGCATGAACTCTACCGGGCTGCCAATTCGGTTGAAAAAGGCTTGGTGGTCTACATCGCCCCTACTTTGAAGATGGCGAAGCAAATCATGTGGCGGGAATTGCTGGACTCCATACCGCCTGAGATGATTAGCGAAATCAACCGAACGGATATGTCGTTGGTGCTGAAGTCTACCGGCACCATGATTAGGCTGTTTGGCGCCGAAGTGCCCGACCGCCTCCGTGGCCTTTCCATATCGTTTGCCATTTTTGACGAAGCGGCGGACATTACAGAGGAAATGTGGACCAAGATCGTCCGCCCTGCTTTGGCGGACCAACAGGGCGACGCCTTGTTCCTCGGCACCCCAAAGGTCAGCGCGGGTAGCAAGTGGTTTTACGAAGCCTATTGCGATGGCTTGGACCCTGGCAAGAAAAACTGGTTCAGCTACACGATTACGACGCTGAACGCCGGGATTGTGCCTCAGTCGGAAATCGAAGAAGCCAAGCGCACCATGAACCCGTTCGTGTTCAGGACGGAGTTTGAGGCGTCGTTTGAGTCGCCTACCGGCAAGGTCTACCAGCCTTTCCAGCGCAGCACGCATGTCGTCTCGCACATTGACGATGACGGCAAATGCCATTTGCATCTTGGCTTGGACTTCAACCGCTTTCCCATGTCGGGCGTATTGATGGTGAAGTTTTTGGATGCAGAGGGCGACGAGTGCTTCTGCGCCGTGGACGAAATATTGTTGCCCAACGCCACCATCCAACGCTACGCAGATATCCTATCCGAACGCTTCAAAGGTAGGAATATTATTATCTATCCTGACGCCTCGGGCAATCAGCAGCATACCTCGGCAGGCGGGAACACAAACCACAGCGTGTTGCGCGGCATGGGTTTTCGCCTTGTCATGCCCCGTCGCAACCCCGCCGTGAATGACCGAGTGAACACCGTCAATGGCGCTTTTCTGTCGGCTTCGGGCAAAAGCCGCTTGTTCATTCATCCTCGGTGCAAGGAACTGATTACGTCCTTGGAGAGCCTTGGCTTTGACGATAACGGCGCCATAGCCAAGTCCGCACAGAGCAAATACACTCACTTGCCTGACGCGCTTGGCTATGCCGTTATGAACCTGATGCCGATTAACAAGAGAAATATTGGCTCAGGGATGGCGAAGATGCGGGGCGGCTTCTAGAACCAAGGCAGGTCGAAGCGGTTCACGAAGTCGCGCAACTCGCGTCCGCTCATGCCGAACTTCTCCGCCAAGACCTTTTCGCCTCGGTGGCCTTCCACCATATCAATCCACTTTATCTTGGCGTTGCTGAGTCCGAGCATGGACTTCAGCAAGTCTAGGTCCATCCGAGACAGCGTGACGGCTTCCTGAACATAGTCCCGCCACGCCTCTACGGCGTAGGGGAACAGCGGCTCGATGATTTCTAGAATGGCGTCGGCGTAGTCGCGGATTTCCTTTTGCGCGTGAGAGTCCGTCCGCAGCGCCAGGAAGTGAAAAAGGTTGTGAAGGTCGATCTTCCAATAGAACGACGAGTAGGCGGTCAGGGGAAGAACAACTCGGGCCAATTCGCGGGCGAGGTCTTGCGCCAAGAGGCCGCGATACTGCCCATAAGCGAAGTCGTTATTGGCTTCGATGATTTCCTGCACCGCCGCCTGTTGCTTCGTAGTGTACCCGCCGGTTCGCCCCTGCTTGTTGTCTCGGCTTTGCGGGCCGATGTCGCCAAGGGCAGGGGCGAAAAACTCCTCGCGGATTTCGCTGTAGCGGCCTGATTCTTCATTAACAGCCGCAGTCCGGTGCCGAATCCACTGACGAATAACGAAGATCGGGGCACGGACATGCAACTTGATTTCCGCCATTTCAAACGGTGACGTGTGCCGATGGCGCATCAGATAGCGGATGAGGGCGCGATCCTCGCGCGTCGCCACGGTGCCCTTCTGGTAGGAAACGCGGGCGGCTTCGACAATGGCGCCGTCGCTGCCCATGTGGTCCACGAGGCCAACGAAGCCGTGGTCGTGAATTTTGATATAGTGGCTAGGTAGCGTATCGGCTGACATGGCACTCTCCAAGTGTGAACCCGTCAAAGGGCGGCTTGCTTTTCGGTGAAAATGGCTTCCAGATGGCGAGGCCATAGGTCTTGGCCTTCTTCACCATGTCCGTCGTTCCCTTGCCGCCGGGGAAGGCGACAAGGGCATCCGGCTTACCTTCGGTGAGCATCCGCGTGTTGCGCTCGTGCCCCGCCAGCAAGCCGTGAGACTTCCAGTTGGCGGGGAAGATGATTTGGTGGACGCTATGCACCAACGCCCAATGCCCCGCTTGGCTATCGGCGCCGGTTGCCCCTCCGTGGATAAGGGCGCCAATGGCGTAGTGCTGATGCAACTGGCTTAGCACGTCAAGCACTAGCGCCATCTCATCAAAATGGCGCCCGCCGGTTACAAGCAGGCGCATGTTGTTGGTGAAGCCTTGGGGGCTAGTCATCCCGCCGTGCCATCTTGCTTCTGCGTCGCCAAGGGAATGGACTTACGAAGTGCTGCGATCACTCCGGCGGCAACCTTGTCGCCAAGGTGGCGCCGGGCGTGCTTCAGCAA